CCAGTATATCGAGTTCCTGAAACTGTCTTCGCTGATGACACAGGGATACCTGGAGCCTGCAAGCTTCCGTACTCACTGGGTGTCATGCCTGCTGGGACTGAAAATAGACTATACCGACTATAAACCTGAGATCGTGAAGGAGGTAAGCGGCCAGCTGGAGAAACTGGACGGCTTCTTTATCTATGAAGACCGTCCGGATGGAGGGCGCACAGTGACGCCACGCCTCAGGACAGGCCGCCAGATGTTGAAGGAGTACGCGGGATGGATAGGACCTGGTGACATGCTGGAGGGTATGACGTTCGGTGACTTCACGGACTGCCTGACTATCCTGGGACTGGTGAAGAAGGCCATCGACGCGGGAGAACCGGACAACGAGATAGCAGTTATGTACGAGGACCTGACAAGGAAGATGTACAGGCCGGTGGTAAACATTCCCAAGGATAAGCCGGTACCGGTGCCTCCGGCGCTGCTGGTGGTACATGCGGTAAACCTGTTTTCAGCGGTATGGTCGCAGATCGTCAGCGAGCCGGTGAGTATCAACGGTGAGGAGGTAAACTTCGCTATCCTGTTCAACAAGTCAGGCGCAGCGGGTAGACACGCCTACGACGACCGGACGGGATGGAAGGGTATCACCTTCGAGGTAGCCAGCTCCGGTGTGTTCGGTGCTATGGATAGCCTGAACGTGACGCCCTTCTGGGACGTGCTGCTGTATCTCTATAAGTGCAAGTACGAGTATTTACATAATAAGAACAAAACCAGTAATTTACATGGTAAACGTTAAAGAATACAGGGAATACTGGGAACAGTATAAGGAGAGAATACCAGAGATATCGGAGGTGGTACCGATGACGGTAGAGCAGGATATCAGTAAAAAGGTGCAAAGTATCAAGGCTAACAGCCTGGTACTCTTTATGCTGGTGCCTGAGGTGAAGACAGACGGACAGACCGTAGATGACTACGAACACAAGAACGAGGGCGTAGTGATACTGGCTGGGAAGTTTGACCCGCAGCGGGGAGGATCCTACCAGCGCATCGAGGAGATACAGCCGTATATAGAAAGCATATTCGGCTATATCCTGGAGGATATGGCACAGTACTGTCCGGTACTGGGACGCGTCGATATTAACAGTATCCGTATGATACCCGTATCGACGTGGTATAATGTGCTGGCAGGATGGATGATAGATTTTACCTTTAATGCGTAACAGCGTATGTCAGAACTAGGGGACCTCATGCTGCAGCAGATAACCAGGGGCGTAGAAAAGGTATTCCGGAAACAGGCGGAGATAGCACAGGACAAACCGCTGAGGAAGACGGGACACCTGATAGACGCGCTGACAGCACCGAATTTCACGGTAAACGTGGAAGGCCAGGGCGTCGTAACGACGTCCGACGTACCGCTGTATATCCGTTTCCTGGATATGAAGGCCAAGGGTAATAACAAGATCTATAACCGCGTCATCTTCGGCGTCATGGGAGAGGCACGACGTAGGATCCAGTACGGATACACCGACGAGATAGCGGAACAGGTCAGAAAACAGCTGGTAGAGGCAGGCGCCACACTCAGATAGCAGATTTTCCCGAAAATATTTGGTAGTTTCAAATATTATTTGTATATTTGCAGTGTAAATATATAAGTTATGGATGCAGTGACTATATTCCTTTACGTGTTGGCTACACTGGCGTATGCTTGCACTTCATACGATTACAGACCGTCTACTGTTATCGGATGGGGAATATATCTTTTCCTGACAGTCTGCCTCACACCGCTGGTATCGATACCTGTAACGATGGCAGCCTGTTACTATCTGGGATCCTTATACGGAGAATGAAGTAGCACCCTTCTACTATAATAGTCACCATACACGGTGACTTTTTTTGTGTCCTTTACGCACACGCGCGAACAGATTATCTTTGCCGTAAAAATCTACGATCATGGCAAAGATAAAATCAGATTATATCTCGTGGACCCTACAGCTAAAGGCTGACGGCGTACAGAAAGAGATACACAACATCACAGAAGCGAACCAGGAACTTAAGGAGAGTAATAAATCCCTCCGTAAGGAAATGCGCGATCTGGAGAAACAAGGCAAGGCCGGAACTGCTGAGTATAAGAACCTTAACAATGAGCTTAAGAAAAATAACGCTATAGTCCGCGAGAACGGCGAAAAGCTGAAACTGCTGGAATCGCGTCTGGATAAGACGAACATGAGCGCCGCACAGCTGGAAAAAGCCGCTAAGCGTCTCCGCACAGAACTGAGAAATACCGTTAAGAACCTGGAACCTGAGAAATACAGGGCCTTGCAAAAGGAACTTAACGAGGTGGAGAAAGCAATGGGTAAGGCCTCCAAGGGGAGCAGTGGATTAGGTGTATCACTCAGAAGCCTGGATAAGATTACGGAAATTATCAGGGGAACACTCTGGAGCCTGGGGCTGATCATCACAGGACAGATCGTTGACACCTTCAAGAACGCCATAAACGTTATTATCGACTTCGAGGCCGAGAACTCAAAGCTGGCAGCTGTACTGGGAACAACGAAGGCAGAGATAAAGGATCTGACAGATCAGGCTAAGGAACTGGGAGCGACTACCAGCTATACGGCCAGTGAAGTAACCAAGCTGCAGATCGAGCTGGCTAAGCTGGGCTTCGCCAAGGATCAGATAACGGCCATGACACCGGAGGTACTGAAATTCGCCAAGGCCGTAGATACCGATCTGGCAAGCGCCGCCGCCCTGGCAGGATCAGCGCTGCGTATCTTCGAGAGGGACGCTGAGGATGCAGGGGAACTGCTGGCTACGATGGCCGTAGGTACCACGAAATCGGCGCTGTCATTCACATACCTACAAAGCGCACTGTCAACAGTGGGACCGGTAGCTAACGCCTTCGGCTTCACCATCGAGGAGACTACAGCCCTGCTGGGCGCTCTGGCTAACAGTGGTTTCGACGCCTCCAGCGCCGCGACAGCTACCCGTAATATCATGCTGAATATGGCCGACAGCAGCGGAAAACTGGCTAAGGCCCTGGGCGCTCCTGTCAAGAACCTAGACGACCTGGTTAACGGACTGCAGAAGCTGGAGAAAGACGGCGTAAACCTGGCAGAGGCCCTGGAACTGACAGATAAGCGTAGCGTGGCAGCCTTCCAGACGTTCCTTAAAGGAGGCCAGACACTGACAGATCTACGTAATAGCGTAACAGACTGTACGGAGGCCTTCGACGGGATGGTAGATGAAATGAGCGACAACGTACGCGGATCGCTCAATATCCTACAGTCAACACTGGAGGGCGTCGTACTACGTTTTTATGAGAGCAGGGGAGCGATACGCGCCATGATTGACGGCGTTACCTGGCTGATAAACGGGATAGGTAAACTGATAGACTTTATAAACAAGTATTCACTGTACACATATACCCTGCTTGCAGCTGTGACAGCCTACACTGTTGCCGTTAAAATCAATATTGTAGAACTGTATAACAAGGTAAAGGCCTCAGTAGCTGCAGCCGCCGCTGATCGCGCCCATGCCGTCAGTCTCATGCAGGCTACTACCGGATGCAGTAAGCTGACAGCACGGCTACGTATTCTGTATGCCACACTGACAAAACACCCCTACGCACTGGTAGCCGCCGCCATCGTTGCCGTCATCGTAGCACTGACACAATGGAACAAGAAAGCCAAGGAGACAGAGACTATACAGAACAGGTTAAGCCGACTGTCTGCACAGGCTGAAAAGGACGCACAGGGCGATCTGAGCAGAGCCAAGCGACTGTATAAGGCCACACAGGATCAGAATACCAAAATGTCGGAGCGTATCAAGCTGGTGGACCAGCTGAAAAAACAATATCCTGGTTATTTCGACAAACTGACTACTGAGGAGATCCTGGCAGGAAAGGCCAGCAAAGCATACAAGCAGCTGACGAAAGATATCATAGCCAGCGCTAAGGCCCGCGTCTATGAAAAGGAAATCGAGAAACTGGAACAGGAAAACTACAAGGATCAGAGAGGCGTAAATGCCGACACGAACTACGTTAATAAGAACAAGGGGAAATATAATGTACAGAAAGAACGGGCTGGAAGCGTCTCTAGTGCCAACGCTTTTGTACAAAATGCCGGTGTAGGTAATGTTGGTGTAGACTATGATTATATTCGAGAGTACGAGGATCGCCAGGATAAACTGGAAAAAGGCCTTAAGAGGATAGAGGAGCGTAATAAGACGATAGCGGCCCTGGCTAAGAAGGTGCTGGAAAGCCAGCCTACGAGCGACGCCGGAGACGGTGGCGGTGGAGGTGGTAACCGCTTCGACGATAAGAAGGATAAGAAATCACCTACGGATAAGAAGCTGAAAGAGCTAAAGGCTGAGCATGACCAGCGTATGGCCCTGATAGCACAGCAAGGCCGCGAGGAGAATAAGCTACAGTCGGAAATCGAACTGGAGAAAGTCAAGGAAAACGAGCGCTACGCTACGGCCCGTCTGGAGGCTATCAAGGAGCTGGGAGAAAAGACTGCAGCCGCCAATAAGGAGGAGCTGACAAAACAGAAGGAGGCAGCAGCCAAGGCCGCTACAGATCTGATAGCAGCCCAGGACGATATGGAAGATACTCTGCTGGCCAGGGAGAAAGAGCACCGCGACAAAAGGATAGCACTTGAAAACGCCTACTATCAGCAGCAGAAGGCTAGCATGGACCAGGCCCTGCAGAACGGAAAGATAACAAAGGGACAGCATAACGCCTACATGCTGGAGGTGGAACAGGCACACAGTAGCCAGATGGCACAGATAGCCCGCGACTATCAGGAGTGTGTGGCTGGTATCGATATCTATGGTAACGAGAAGCGGGAAAAGATCCAGAAGGAAGCCAACGACGCCGTAATAGCAGCTGACAATAACCTTCTGGCCGCCCGTGCTCGTACTATCCAGAAGATCCGCGAAATGGAGCAGGCTAACCCGATAGGCCTGGCCGGAATGACACAGCAGCGCGACAGGATGATAGCTGACGTGCAGGCCTCCTACGACGCCATGATACAGATAGCTCAGCAGGCAGGACTGGATACCGTGGAGCTAGAGCGACAGAAACAGGCTGAGATAAGCCAGATAAACTATGAGTACCAGGAACAGGTGTACCAGCTGCAGCAGGAACTGGGCGTCACCTGGGCGCAGGAGTACGATAACGAGCTGGCAAAGTATAAGCAACTGCTGAACCAGGAATATATCAGCGAAGAGCAGTTCCAAAAAAAGAAGCTACAGCTCCAGACAAAGAACGTAAAGAAATACTTCGACTACTATAGCGGACTGAGTTCATCGATGGTGGACGCTATCCAGCAGTATGAAATGGACGCTGTAGATGCGAAGTATGACGTACTGATCCGTGAGGCTGAGAATAACGGCGAGGATACGGCAGAACTGGAGGAGCAGAAAGAAAACGAAAAGCTGGAGATCCAGAAGAAATACGCGGACGTTAACTTCGCCGTCAAGTGCTCACAGATCATAGCGGACACTGCAGTATCTATCATGATGGCCTATTCACAGCTGGGACCTATCGCCGGATCGGTAGCCGCCGCCCTGATGGGTGTAACGGGAGCTATGCAGCTGGCCAGCGCCAAGGCTGAGCGCGACAGAATCAAGAACATGCAACCCTCTAGGTCTGGCGGTAGCTCCTCCAGTAGTCCAAAGAGTACGCCGACTGCATCCAGGACGGTAAAAAGCGGATATGCAGAAGGTGGCTATACCGGTGACGGTGGACGCTATGAGGTAGCGGGATATGTGCATAAGGGTGAATACGTGGTACCACAGCCTATCATGGATGATCCGCGAGTGGTGGACGCCGTAGGTACCATCGAGGCCATACGACGCCAGAGGAGCAATAACAACCCCATGCCAGGATATGCAGACGGTGGACCGGTAGGAGATCAACCGGACACACTGGCACCTGGAGCACCAGGAATCAGGGAGATACGGGAAGCCGCCAGGGATATCAAGGAGGCAGCGGCCAGTATCAGAAAAGTAAAGGCGTATATCGTCTATCAGGACTTCGAGAAATCGAAGGATACGATAGAGAAAGCCCGCGATATTTTCACTAGAAACAAATAGGAAAGAATATGAAGATTACAACGGAAAGGGGTACGTTTGATCTGTCGTCAAACTTCACCATACAGATAGACGAAAAAAGCCCTATAACAAACGATATGGGTAGTCAGTCGGTACCGGTTACTATCCCCTGTACACCCAAGAACGCCAAGATTACAGGACACGCACAACGTATAGACCTGGGTACTAAGACGATGGCGGGTGACAGTTCCTGTGTCATTCAGGATGGTGTGTACGTCAGACGCGGAACGGTGAATATCGTATCGGCCAGCAAAAAGGCGGGTATCACCATAAATATAGGCTTTGATAACTCAGACGCATATAGCAAGTGGAAGGAAACACGCTTAAACCAGCTGACAGTATGCCCTGTTCGTACCTTCTCAGATAACGAACAGCTGACACAGTACATGCAATTTGTATATAAGGGTGATGTAACAACAGACTTCGCTGTGTTCCCTGTGATGATCGCTAAGCCGTCGGTAAACTCAAACAATCAGGAAGTATTCTATCCGGAATACCTTAACCCTGTAAACTGGACGGCTGGTGAAAATTCACTTAAGACGCGAGAACGTAGCGAGAATATGGTAGTGAATAGTACGTTATATTCGACGACACTACCTGCCGGATATGGAATTACTGGCTTTTTGCGCGTATGGCGAGTACTGGAGCTTATTTTCGAGGAGTTCGGATATGATCTGGAGGAAAACCCCTTCAAAACGGATCCGGAACTGGCCTGTATAGTGGTTATGAACAACGCTGCAGACGCATGTGTGACAAACAAACTTTCATACCTGGACCTCATGCCGTCGTGTACGGTGGAGGAGTTCCTAAAGTCCATATACGCGAAATTCGGAGCCGTTTACAGCATATCGACGGACACACGAAAGGCACGTGTAAGACTGATACGTGATATCGTTAAGATGACTGCTGGAAAGGACTATAGCCATGATGTGACAGACTATCCACTGATTACATACGCTGAGCCAAAACAGCTAAAACTGTCCTGTAAGACCTCACTACAGGGGGCAGCTCCAGAAGTGGAACGCTTCGAGGACTTCGTGAAGGATGGAAAGAAAAGAGCTTTTAGTACCGATATTATCGGGGACCTGTACCAGCCGCTGCTGCTGGAGAAAATAACAGGCCGCTGGTATCGCTATAGCTCAGATATTGCGACTATCAAGGAGGTGTCGTCTAGCTTCTTTTCATGGGACAGGAAAACTAAAAACGTGGAATACGAGGATATAGCAGGGGAAGACGAATGTGTACCGATGACCTACGAAACAGGAACTTCCAGCCTGATACCTTGCTATATGACTGGCGCCGTACACCGATATACTGAAATGAAGATATCGGACGACACAGAAGTATCGGACGAGAAAAACGAGACACCCCTGGCTTTTCTGATAGCCTTCGTGAGAGAACGGTATCAGGATAGTAACGAGGTGACACACTACCCGATTACGATAGGCAGTACCTTTCCCTATGACAATTACGGAAGAACTGCACAGGTAGGAGGGAAAGACTTTTCTTTCTCCCTGGTATGGCAGTATAATAACGGACTGTTTATGCAGTTCTGGAAAGACTACGACGCTATACTGAGACACGCCAATAACCAGATAGAGGTTGATACCAGGCTGAAAACACAGGAGACGACGGAGGTAGATTTCCTTAGACCGGTAATAATGCAGGGACAGCGTATGCTGGTAGATGCGTTTTCCTATATACTGCCTTCCAAGAGGGATATAAAAGTATCTTTTGTATTTAAGACGCTCAGACTGATAGGACCGTATAACCTGGAGGAGGAACAGCATATACCAACTATCGAGGGACTGTCTGGTAGTCTGAAATGGGTACTTACAGGTACTAACCTTTCAGCACTGGAGCAAGCCTGGAGAGATGAGTTAATACAACAATACAATGGTGTGGAATACGGGTATCATGTTATCAGTATTGAAATGACAGAGGATTACAGGTCATGGGATCGCCCAGAGACCGATATCGATTTTATCGAGAATTATCCGGAAGAAGAAGGAGAGATAGCTACAAGGGACTATAACGTCGAAGTATTCGCCACTGTCTGCTATCAAGAAAGAGAAGCCGATCATGGGCAAGTGCATTATAGAACACGCTACGATCATCTGAATAGGGTAATCACCTATACTGCTACTTTTGAAGGCAGGAGGATATAGGATGGTGTCCTTTCCGATTTCAGGTAAAATAACGATTTTTGCATTATGAATAGGAATAATATTACAATAGCGCCACAGTGCAATAATACAGACGACCTGTACGAGCTGTGGATGCAGGAGAACTTCGGAACGGAAGCCCAGTTCTACGAGTTCATGACGACGCCTTCCCTGGAACGTACGGCGTTCCTGTCAGGACTGGCTACGGAGATCTCAGTAAAGGACAATTATGTAATGGAGGTATTTAGCGTATGAGTTTGATAACAGGTTTTTATCCGCAAAACGGTAACGTATTCACAAGAAACCCGATTATCGTAAAGGTCAACGCACCGACACTGGCAACATACACGGTATCCGTAGGTGAGACCGTGATATTTACAGGTAACGGTGTGGGGGCTTTTACCGTTAACCTGGCAGACATTCTGGAATCTGTATTTACAGAGACAGAAACACCGGCAGGAAATGGTTATTTCCTGCCATACCAGGCAGGTAGTAATAAACTGTCGTATAAGTTCATGATCAGCACGGACAACGCACCTGCAGAGACGCTGATGGGTACAGCATGGAAGGGAGGTATCAACAAAAAGGACTTCCGGACGCTTTGCCAGGAGAATAGCGACGTGTTCACAAAGAAAATGCTGGACTATTCAGGTAATTTCTTCTTTACGTCGAGAACGTACGGCTGGACTATCACCATAAAGGAGACGGAAATAGAACCGCTGGCCTTCATCATGCCTGAGATAGTAGCTGGCGAAGATGGACATATCGTGATCGTGGAAGCTGTGACACACAATACACTGACAGTAGAGGGGACACCGGATACCTTCGGAGCGCTGAATATAGAGGCAGTAAGAAAATATTTCTTTACGGAGTATGGGGTACTGGCTAACATGTTCGACGTTATGGATCCGTATTATCCATCGCGCGTAGCCTGTCGTATTTCCATCGAGAAAGCACAGGAATCTGTGGAGCGGTGTGCAGTACGTTTCCTTAATTCCTTTGGAGTGTATGAGCGTATAGACCTGGTAGGATCTGCAACCATACAGACGGCAGAAGCACAGGAAGAAAATACGATATTCCAGGCTTATGATGAATTTACGGACAGCTTCGTTAAGAGCAGGAACAGGACAGAGATAGGACTATCCTATAAGGTGAAGACTGGCGTAAAAAGAGGTGACGAACTGGCCTTTATACAGGATATGCTGGCGTCGGACAGTGTGTACCTGGTACTTCCTGGTCAGGAGATAAAGGTTATCCCCATGGTAGAGCAAAATAACAGGGCGTACATACAGACGACACCTGAAAGCATGGAAATAACTTTCCAGCCTATCGAGAACGAAAGCAACTTTACAGCCGTCAGGACAAAGTACGGAGCACGACGCCCGCGTATATTTACCAGTGTATTTAGCGAACAATTTAATTAAAAATAAAGAATATGTCAGACACAAGAAATTTTATCGCCGGACTTATCACACAGATAAATACGGCTACAGATCCGGAAAGCGTCACTAATCAGATGGTGGCGCGAGTAATGCAGTATTTCCTGGAGAAAACAGAGGAACTGATAACCACTGGCCAAATATCGGACAGGGCGGTTACTGCTGTAAAGATTGCGCTGGGAGTGATCACTGGCAGCCACCTGGCAGAGAACACGATCACACAGCGGGAGCTGGCGACTGATTCTGTCGCGTCAGACCAGATAGAAGATGATAGCGTAGATACTAACCATATCGTCGATAGGGCTGTCACCTGGAACAAGATAGCGGACGAAGCTGTCAAAGAGGAACACCTGGCACCTGAGCTGCTGCAACGTCTGGAAAATCTGGAAGACGCCATCGACGCCATGACAGGTGATGACGCGACGACTGCCATACGACGCTTCCAGGAGGTGATAGCCTTCCTGGCCGGTGTCACTGACGATAAGACGCTTACCGGACTGCTGAATGGACTACGGCAGAATATAGAGGAACTACAAGGAGACGTTGAGGAACTGCAAGACCGTGAAAAGATTATTTTTATAGACGAATTTAACGACGAAGAACCCCCTTTGTCAAGTGAAGGAAAACGGTATTATAACACGATATCGAAAAAGCTATATCTTTCACAATACGATGATGGCGAGTATCCAGATCTGGAATGGGCAGAAGAAACGCCTGCGCCTGGTGCGCTCTATATTGACAAGACGGCAAATGTATCGTATATTTGGAAAAACGGTGACATGAGGCCTCTAAAGCCTGGCGATAATACAGTATCAGAGGAAAAACTGACAGAGGCCTTGAAAAAAAAGCTGAACGCCAAAGAGGTGATAGTAACTGGCTTCTGGGGCGTCTGGAATCCTAGACGTCAAATGATAGCACCTGCAAAGGCTGGACAGTATATGTACTTTACAGACAGTCAGACACTGACTGAATCCGTAGACATCAATGGCAGCTTTGAATGGGTAGAGAAAGACCTGGAGGAAAATGTTATCTACGTGGATGGTACGAAGAATATCCCGTATATCTGGGATGGTACCGACATGGTGGCTATCGCGCCGGAAAAGATACCGGCGTCGATCTTCAACGCTACAGCGGAAGCACCTGTCAACGGCTTCTACACGCTGATAGACCAGGAGAACACGGAACTGTCAGCAACACACGCAGCATGGAACGCTGGAAAGGCTGTGCTGGGACTGATGATATCCTTTAAGCTGTCGGCAAAGGTGGTGAAGACCTACCAGTATATAGGCGCCACAGTGACGGAACAGAACTGGTACAACGCTGAGAACTGGCAGGACTTCGGTAGCCTGGCAGCCGGTAGCGAATCGTTTATCATTATCGATAACCTGATAGGACGCCCTTCTGTAGGTGACTATTATACCCTGGAAACAGCCGTACAGGAGCTGCTGAAATATCAGCAGACGTCTGGCGTGACATACGCTAAGGTGGGCCTGATCATTACGTACTCTACCGGAGAGAACACCATGGAGTGCAAGCAGTTCCAGGGAACCACCGTAACGGACTTCGGAGAGACAGGACTGTGGAAAGACTTCGGAGGCGGTGGCAGCTCTAACGTAGAGGTGACAGACGAACTGGAGGAGGACAGCCAGAAAGCGCTGTCTTCCGGTGGCGCCTATAACCTCATGCCTCAGGGTATCACACTGGATACAGAGACGCCAGGAGTGGTGAAGATGCAGCTGGTAAACGCTGCAGGTGAGGGTGTAGGTGATGAACAGCAGTTCGCTGTAGGAACTGGCACAGGTGGCAGTGCTACGATCGTGTCTATCGTCTGCGAGAAATCGCCACTGTACGTATCTGCTGGCGGTACCGTTGAGCTTAAGGCGGCCATACGGTCCGTGACGTCACAGGGCCAGGTGGAGACGGCAAACGATATCGAGACGGTGGAGATCTGGGACCGCGACACAAACCAGGTGCTGGAGACACTGAACGTAAACCGCGGATCGTCTGCGGATCTGGAGACCTTCGACTTCATCTTTAACCTGACATCGTACTTTACGACAGCAGGGACAAAGCGCCTGAAACTGGTAGCCATCGACAATACCGGCAACAGCGGACAGCGCACTATTAACGTGGTATCGGTGGACGTGACGGTATCTTCGGCACAGGCTACACTGAACTATACAGCAGCTACGGCACTGGCAGTAGGTGGAGCGGCAAAGTCCCTGCCTATGTACAAATTCGCCAACAATGCCAGCGACAAGGGTATCTTTGTGACTACGGAGATATTCATAGGCAACGCCTGGCGTACCTTGGGGACGGCTACCATCATGGATACCTACAGCCACAGTGTCACCATCAATCCTACAGACTGTCTGGGATATACCCTGGCGCATGGAGGATATCCTATCCGCATACACGGTGAGGATATCGGTAGCCGCCGGAACGATATAGTGGGTACCGGTGTAATGGGTAACTACCTGCATACGGCTGTAATGGTGATCGAGGAGGGTAACACGACACCTATCATACTGACACGCTGGTACAGCGAGAACGAGACAGCCCGCGTGAAACTGTATGAGACGATATCGGTAGACTTCGCGGTGTATGATCCGGAAACGACAGCCCCGACAGTGGCAGTACTGGTAAACGACGTACAGCAGACAACGCGCACAGCGTACCGTTCACAGACATATACGTACCTGCACAGGGTACAGGACGTGGTGTACGACGGAACCGTGACACTTAACGTCATCGTGACAGCTGGGGGAGCCTCCAGCCAGACAGCGCCCTTCGTCGTATCGGGTACCATGCTGGATATCGAGGAGGTGAGGACACAGCTGCAGTTTGACATGGACTTCTCTACCAGGTCGAACAGTGAGGCAGACCATACGATCAGCAACAACGGCGTAACACTGGCACTGCAGGGTGTCAACTGGGATACTACCGGCTTTGTAAAGGACAGCTTCGGAACGGATAAGTACGGTACAGAACAGGATACTGGCGTTATGGCACTGCGTATAGCGGAAGACGCGACAGGTACGCTGAGCTACATGCCGTTTGATGATGACAGTATCGAGCAGAACGGCCTGGCCATCCAGTTTGCGATCATGAAAAAGAACATAGCAGACGATACCACACGCCTGATATCATGTATCGCCAACGGCTTCGGCTTCTACGTGGACGGTAAGAACGTGGTATTTACTACCGACAACGGCCAGACGGTGGCTAAGACGATAACGGCAGCGCTCCAGAACGCTGAGACTACACACGTGGCTATCGTCATCGAGCCGGTGGCAGTGGCACCATACGGAGGTATCGGTGTGGTAAAGATGTACTTCGACGGTGAGGAGATCGGAGCCTGTGAATATACGGCTGGAAGCCTGACAGGACACCAGACGCCGGTAACGTTCAACGGTACGGAAGGCGACCTGTATATCTACAGCTTCAAGGCCTGGAAGACATACTATTCGTTTGAACAGGCCTTCGATAACTACCTGTTGAAGATGTACGACGCTGACAAGATGATCGCTGAGTACCAGTATAACAACGTCATGGCCTCTGTAACGGCTGAGAACACCACAAAAAACAGACCACAGGCTGCAGCACTGTACGCTATGGGTATGCCGTACTTCGTGGTATGTAAGCACCCCGACACAGCGGACAACGAGGCGAAAGACAACTATCCGGAATACCTGGAGACACTGGACGGCGATAAGAAGACCAGCAGACAGCTGGTATGGTTCGCGTACTTCCCTGATCGTCCCTGGCAGGACTGTAAGCTGGTGATGAAGACAACAAACCAGGGTACTACATCGGCAAAGCGCCCGATCAAGAACATTAAGGGTAAGATCCAGAGCGTCGAGCTGTTGCACCAGGCTAGCGAGTTCAGCGGTACCGACCTGGATAAGTACAATGAGGCAGCGGCAAACGCACTGCGTAAGCGTGTACAGGTGAAGGGTGATTCACTGCCTACGAACATTATTACCGTCAAGGTGGACTACTCAGAGAGCGGTGGCGCCAATAACGGCGGATCTACGCACCTGTTCAATGACCTGCAGCGCGCCCTGGGTGACAACTACGTGACACCGGCACAGAAGGTGTACAACAAGGCAGGACACCCATACGTGATCAATACGTCGATAGCTTCTACCCCTATCGCCTTCTTCCGTACAGACCGCTACAGCCCTGACGCTACAAGCCCGTCCTACGGATACTTCCATGCAAAGGGAAACTGGAACGAGGATAAGGGAGACGCTAAGGTATTCGGCTTCGAGGACGTCGAGGGATATAACCTGGGCTGTCTGAACTACGGCGACTTCGTGGAACTGGTGGCAGATCGTAACGAGACACTGGACGCCTTCGCTCAGCGCGTCGATAAGTCAGGCTGGATATCGGATAACATCTACGTACTGTCTGAGTTCTGCGGACCGCTGCATAAGGTGTACCGGTATATTGATGGCGTCTGGACTGAGACGACGGGTAACATGACGTACACAAACGGACACTGGGTGATCACCGGTGACGTGGTAAACCCC